ACCCTGAAGAACGTGGTGATCAACGCTGGCGACGCCCTGCAGATGGCTCTACGCAAGATCGCGGTCACCCTCGGCGAGAACCCGGAGCTGGTCGTGTTCCGTCCGGATCTGGACTTCGCGACCCCGACGATGACCGGGCAGGAAGCGTTCGAGTGGGCGCAGGCGCAGAACGCGGGCTTCCCCATCAGCGATGCGGAGCTGCACGCGCTCGCGGTGCGCGGCGGTGCGACCGAGTTCACGTTCGAGAAGACGAAGGAATTGATGTCCGAGGACATTCCGACTGAACTCCCGCCGCCGCGCGTCCCGAACCTGGACAACCGCGACGCGGTCCCGCCGGACGAAGACGAAGACGATGGCGACGGCGAATGACCGGTTGCAGGACATCCTCGTCACCCACGCGGTGGGCATCGAGCGTCTGAAGGCCGGCATGGTCTCGCGGGCGCAGCAGGTGCTCGACGAGGCTGAGAGGAACCTGCTCGCGATTATCCGGGAGGTGATGGAGGACGCGCCCCCTGGGGGGCGCACCGCCACGCGAGCCCAGCTGCGACAACTGGACGCGGCGCTCAAGACGATCCGGGACCAGCGCGCCGAGACCTGGGCCGCGTACCGCGAGCAGGTGCGGCGGGAGCTGCGGGAGTTCGCCGAGGACGAGGCGGCCTTCAGCGCGTCGGCCCTGAAGCGGTCCATCGCGCTCGCGGAGATCGAGGTCGTGGCCCCGACCGTCCGGCGCCTCCGGACGGCCACCGAGGGGATGCCCTTCCAGGGGCGCCTGATGGGGGACTGGTTCGCTGACCTGGAGGCCGCGGATCAGGATCGCCTCCTGCGGAGCCTGCGCCAAGGCTGGGTCAACGGGGAGACCGTCGACGACATCGTGGCCCGCGTGCGGGGTACCCGAGCGGCCCGGTTCTCCGACGGGGCCCTTGGCTTGACCCGCCGGCAGGCGGAAAGCGTTGTGCGGACGGCAGTTACGCACTTCGCGGCGGCCACGCATGAGGAGGTGTGGCAGGCCAACGTGGACATCGTGACCGGGGTGAAGTGGGTCTCGGTGCTGGACGGGCGGACTACGCCGATTTGTCAGGACCGGGACGGCCGGATCGACCCCCTCCCTGGGCACGAGCTGCCGGAGGGGGCCCTGCGACTCGACCCCCCTGGCGCGCGGCCCCCGGCGCACGTCAACTGCCGATCCGTCACGATCGCCGTTCTCGGGGGCCAGGAGATCGTCGGAGAGCGGCCCTTCGTGACGGACACCCGCAACCGGCGCCGGCGTGAGATCGACTTCCGGCGTCAGGCCCGCGAGGACGGGATCAGCGTGGCCCAAGCTCGCCGCGCCTGGGCGGACGCCAACATCGGGCAGGTCTCGGCGGAGGTGCGCTTCGAGGACTGGCTGCGGACGAAGTCGGCCGTGTTCCAGGACGACCTCCTCGGCCCAACCCGTGGGAAACTTTTCCGAACGGGGGGCTTGACATTGGATAGATTCGTCGATCATACTGGACGTCGGTACACTCTTGCCGAACTTCGCGTTCGCGACGCAGAAGCGTTTCGCGCCGCTGGTTTGTGAGGCAAGGTTAACGTAGATCCGCCGAGCGGATCGCTTCGCCCAGATGCAAGGAGCACGGACGATGTTGCGCAAGCTGAACGAGAATGCCCCGTTCTTCGAGGATGACCCCCAGGGGGGTGGCGGTGGCGGTGGCAGGAAGAGCGTGGAAGAGGAGCGCGCCCAGATCCGCAAGGAGCTGGAGCAGGAGTACGCGGGACTCCGGACCAACCGTGACGAGGTGCTCGCCGAGAAGCGCCAGCTGAAGGAGAAGCTGGTGGCGATCGAGGCGGTCATCGAGGCGGCGGGAGGTTCGGACGGGATCAAGGCTCTGCAGGAGCTGAAGACCCGGCTGGAGAAGGACGAGATCGGCAAGCTGCTGACCGAGGGGAAGCACGAGGAGTGGTTCGAGAAGCGGACCGGCCGGATGCGCTCCGAGCACCAGCAGCAGGTGGAGAGTCTCATGGAGCAGCTGGAGGCCGAGAAGAAGGGCCGAGGAGCTGCCGAGAAGGCTCGCACCGACCTGATGCTGGAGACCGCGGTTCGTGCGGCTTCCGGCAAGATGGGCGTGATCGACTCCGCGGTGTCCGACGTGATTCTCCGCGCGCGTGGCGTGTTCAGCTTCGATCAGGAGCGTGACGCCCTGGTCATCAGGGACGAGAAGGATGGCGCGGTCCTCGGGAAGGACGGTAAGAATCCGATGTCCGTCGACGAATGGCTGGAGAGCCAGAAGGAGTCGGCGCGGCACTGGTTCCCGCCCTCGAAGGGTTCCGGCGCCCAGGGCGCGCATGGCAATGGCGCCGGCGAGCCTGACCCGTCCAAGATGAGCTGGGCAGATTACGCGAAGTGGCGCGAAGAGAAGGGGATGAGCCGGCCCAAGGGAATCCCGGGCTAGAGACTCCTCCTCGCAACGTTGCCCCTGACATCGGGGCAGGAGAACGATCCAAATGGCGAACGCCTTTCTGAACCCGGACATCGTCGCCCGCGAGGCGCTGATGCTCCTGCAGTCCCAGCTGGTGGCCGCTCGGCTGTTCAGCCGTGACTACGAGACCGATCTGAACGCCGGCGCAAAGGTCGGCGACACCATTCGCATCCGTCGGCGCGGTGCGGGCGTCGTGGACGAGTACAACGGTTCCACCGTGACCATCCGCGACATCGTCGAGTCGAGCATTCCGCTCACCCTGGAGAAGCACTTCGACGCGACGGTGAAGATCACCGACCGGGAGCGGACGCTGGATCTCGTCTCCTTCTCGCAGCAGGTGCTGGCTCCGCGCATGGTCGAGATGGGCGAACGCATCGACGCGTACGCCCTGGAGAAGCTGAAGGACCTGCCGGCGGTTGCCGGTCCGTCCGAGGCGGCTCCGGCGGCTCTGCCGAACTCCCTGACGACCCTGGCCCAGGTCCGCAAGACCCTGAACGACCTGAAGGTCCCGATGAGCCCCCGGTTCCAGATCGTCTCGACCGAGTACGAGCAGACCCTGCTCGGCGTCGGCGAGTTCGTGAAGGTCAACGAGTCCGGTGCGACCTCCGCCCTGCGCGAGGCCGAGCTGGGTTCCCTGATGGGCCTCATGTCCTTCATGGCGCAGAACGTCGATTCGACCACCCACACCTCGGGCACCGAAGTGTCCGCGGTCACCAACGGTGCCCTGGCGGCCGGTGCGACCAGCATCGCCTACGACGGCGCGTCGCTGGCGGCGGGAACGTTCCTGGCCGGGGACATCATCACGATCGCCGGCTACGGCAACGCCGTGGTCGACGCGAACGTCACCTCCGTGGCCAACGCGGGTACGCTCGTCATCCGTGAGCCTCTCCGTGAGGCGGTGGGTGACGGCGTGGCGATCACCGTGTACGACGGTGGTAGCAACACGCGGCAGAACCACGGCGCGGCGTTCCACCCGAACGCGTTTGCGTTCGTGGCGGTGCCGCTGGATACCCCCGAGGCGGCTCCGTCGTCCTACATCCAGGACCCGGTGACCGGTCTCTCCATCCGCGCGACGTTCGACTACGATCGCGACCTGAAGTCTGACGTCCTGTCGCTCGACATCCTGGTCGGTGCGAAGATGGTCGATGGTCGCCTCGGCGCCCAGATCGTCAAGGACATCCCGTAGTCCCTGTCCCGCCCCCGGTTCGCCGGGGGCGGGCACAGCGGGGAGGCGAACATGCAGAACTGTCGCTGGATGAAGAACGGCAAGGGCGAGGAGATCCGGGTGAACGACGCGCAGGTCGCGGCGTTCAAGAAGCGCGGGTACTCGCTCTTCGAGAAGCCGGTGGAGGAGCCGCGCGTAGCTCGGCAGGCCGGTAGGCAGATGAACATGGGCTCGGTGGTGCGGATGGAGCGCGAAGGCCAGTCGTGCTTCGCGGATCCGAGGCAGATCGAGGCCATGACGAAGGCTGGATGGAAGGTCTCCAAGAAGCAGCCGGTTCCCAAGGGCGAGGTGCCGGTGTACCGAGCGATCAAGGGCCGTGACCCGGTCATGGGTCGCATCCGGATGGTGCACGCCGCGAGTGGGGCCGAGTGCTTCGCGGACGACAAGCAGGTGAGCGCGATGGAGGCGGCCGGTTGGGTGGATCCCAGCAAGCCTGCGGCTTCGGCGGCAGCGGTGGTCGGCGGTGAGATGCAGATGAGCGTGCCGCCGATGATCGTCAAGCTGCAGCCGTTCAGCGCGCACGTCGAGCAACAGCTGCAGGGCGTGACCGAGGAGGTCGCTGGAGTGCAGTTCTCCAGCG